AGCAATGTTATTACCAATAGCAGAAATGCCCATTCCAGCCACGGTTGTGGTTGCAGAACAAGAAACTACTTGAAACAGTGTATCTGGATCATCTGCAACGACAGCAAAAATCTGCGAACCAGACTTGATAGCCTGACTAGCTGGATAGTACTGTTGTTGTTGGATTTGACCAGTTGACTGGTTGGTAAACTGAACACCTAAGAACACACCGCAAGGCGTGGCAGTTGTAGTGCCCGTGTCTTTTTCGATAGTTCCATCAGAAATACGTTTTACCAAATCGCCATAGAAAATGCTGGTGGCATAGCCTTCTGCAATTTGCATCAGGCGAGTTGCACCCGCGAATACCTGTCCACCTATTAGGTTTACAGGCTTTAGACCGTAAGGGGCCGAGACTGTAGGATATGCCATTTAAGACTCCTAAAAAATTAAGTACCTTTACCAAAGCTAGACGAGGATTTACTCTCCCTAAAGAGAGGCATTCTCGGATCGCTCTGACGCATAAGGCTATTGTCTACAGCCTCTGTCTGAGATTGTGTAATGTTCGCAAAGTGTGCATTGCGTTGTGTCACAAACTCTTTCGGAGTCTTGCAAAGTAACAGCCCGCCAATTTCAACATTGTCTTTATATCGACTTGCTGGATCAGCTAACAGTCTAAATTTTGGTTGCTCTTCTAAAGTAACCGGCTCCCAGCCTTCACGCAATTTGCTTGAAAGGTTACGAGGGTCAGCTGTGTTCAAATTAGCAACACGAATCCATCGGTAAGCGTAGTCCGGGTGCTTGTCGGGTTCAGGTAGAAGTTCGGCCTGCTGCCACTGTTTAGGACGTTCAGCCATCAATCTATCTTCAAGTTCACGCGGTTTTCTGTTTTCAGCCATTATTGGCCTCCATTTCGAGTTTCGCCTTGGCATATTGCTCGGGCGTTAAATTAAGTTTTTTGGCCAAGTTCAGCTCAGATGGATTCAAACGAACCCTCTTAGGTGACGTTGTCCTTGTAGCCGGTGCTACCACCGAGCTTTTGCGCACTGGGCGACTTTCTTGTTCCGCTTCTTCCTCAAATTTCTCTGGGAAACGCTTGCGGATGGTTGCGTCTATCCTGCGGTAATACTCTTGTGATGAAATTGCAACACCTTCTCTCTTTAACCTCTCATGGAGGCCAAGAGCTAAGCTTGTCATCTCTTCATCTTCTCCAAACCAAGGGTTTTCCGATTGCCATGCTTGCGCACTTGGGTCTGGACGAACCTGTTGGACTGGTTGTGGTTGCATTTGTACAGGAGTTCCTTCCTCTTGTAAAGGCTGTGGCCTAAAGTTTTTAACTTTTTCCACTTTTAAGGTTGCTTGGGTAAGACGCTCTTGCGCTTCCATCACCTTATCAGTATCGCCAGAGTCATAAGCTTCACGATACGCGCGTTTGGCCTCATTCATCTCCATCTCAACAGCTTTTTGAACTGTAGCTAGTACGTTCTTCTCGCTGTTATTAAGGTTAGATTTGAGGCGCTTGTTCTCTTCCATCACCCGTTGCGCAAATGAGACAGCCTCTTGTTGCTCTCGATACGCCTGCTCTTTCTCGCGGCGTTCATCGTGAGCCAACTTCTTCATCTGAATCAGCTTTTTCTTAACTTTGGTAGAGTAATCTTCAAGCTCATCGTTATAAAGCTCTTCCTTTACTTTCTCCGGCAGAGGATCCTTATTACGGTCTTCCTCTGGCGTATTGTCTTCTACGTCAATGATGATTTGCTCATCAGTTTGATCGTCTTCGGTAGTGACTTTGATGTCATCCTTTTCATCGGGGAATTTAAATTCACTCATGTCGTTCCTTACTTTCTGCGGATACCGCGAGGATCGTCTACTACTCCCTCAACAGAATCGTCATTGATCACACGGAATTCCTTACCGTGAATGACCAGTCGCGTTCCTGAGTTGGGTCTAATCAAGATAAAGTCACCCTTCTTGCAGTACGGGCCTGATGGGAATCGGCTTTCGTCTTTATAGCAATCTGGGCCCATGTCTACTACAAACAACACAGTAGTCAAGGTTTCCTCAATCATGAGAGTTTCTTCCGCTTTTACGAGTCCGGACTCTCCGTATTCCTTCTCTATCTCTGGGATAGCACAAAGGATTCTGTAACCAGATGGGCGGGGAAGTTGTTTAGCCTTCTCCTCTGGTTTGTTCAAGATCTTGGATAAATCCACTGCCTTGGTAATATCGAGATTTGAAATCTCACTCGTCATCGTCATCGTTAACAACTCTTTCCTGTAGGTCTATGATGTATAAACGTGCAGTGAGTAGACCTTTCACCTCTCCGCACATCTTCTTGTACTCCGCATAATCATCAGCCTTACCATCAGCTATTGACATTTGGAGTTGGGATACTTTGTCATCTATCTTTGACGATAGAAGTTTTAGATACTTGTCAATCATTGTTTACCTCTCATCATTTCAGCCATCAGTTTGTTTTTCTCTGATTGGGCGTCTTGAGCCAGTTCCATTTGATCTTTCTGTACAGTCGCCTGAATCCGCGCCATATCAATCTCCTTCTGGGTCATGATTCGCTCGCGTTCAATCTGTTGTTGTGACTGCTTAAGCTGGGCGTCAGTCGCATCCTTCTGAGCCTTGCGTTGTGCCTCTTGTCCTTTAAGCTGCAACTCTTGTTGTTGCATCTGAATAAGAGGATCTTGTGCCAACTGCTGGGCTTGCTCTTGTTGGGCCTGCGCTTGGTTGGCCTGTAACAACTGAGCACTCGCCTGTGCAACCAGTTGAGACAACTGAACTTCCACATCATCAGGCAACTGCTTGTTAGGCGCTGGAAGTGGTACTCCCATTTGCTTCTCAATCATCGTTCTATAGTAGAACCCTAAGTGTTCGGCAATGTGAGCCTGCAATGCAGCCATGATCTGGTTGGCCTGTGGGCTCTGGCCTATCGTCTTCATTATCACGGGGTCTTGCATGAACGTCTGGTGCACAGCAATGTGAGCTTGTTGGTCTTGAGTGATAAATGCTTTCAATGGTTCTCCCTTCAATACAGCCATGTTCTCGCTGATAGGATCTTTTGGCATCTCATCATCAGGCAACGGCACCAACTTATCAGCGTGTTTAACTCCCAACACATCCAACATCTGTCTATGTAACTGAGGTAAGTTGTAAATCTGAGGCGCTTGCTGGGACAGCTGAATCACCGCTTGATATTGAACAATCTTCTGCGCCATCGTGGCCGCATTAGGATCGCTCACAGGAATAACATCAACTAAGTCGTAATCAGACTTCTTGGCTTTGCGGGTTCCTTCTTCAGGCTCGTAAGAGTATTCATCGGGAGTAAAGTCGCGGATGATGTCTCTTAGCAGGGCCAGCTCTTGCTTAAACGAATAGTGAATACGCGCCTGAACAGCTGTCATCACTTTAAGGGAACGCTCAAGGATGGCCAGTGTTGTTCCAACCGGTGAGTTAGCAGACATATCAGCCACTTGGATGTCAGCGGCAGACGCAAACTTACGGCCTTCGTCAACAATCTTATCGAGTAAAGAAGCCAATACCTGTGATGGCTCTTTATAAGGCAACGCCATGATATTGTCGGCAATCGTTCCGCTTGGTACGTCTACATCGCGCCACTCAGCTGGTCCAATCGGTGTATCGTCCCCCTTAACCCGCAAGCCGCGAGTCTTGAATCCACCCGGAAGATTGGCCAGAGTACCCGCATCCACCAGCTGTCTTAGAATTGATGTACCAGACTTGGCAAATGCGCCAACTAGGTGAATCAGACCAAAACAATAGAACCCAAAGCCGGGCACATAACCATAGTGAACGTAATGCTGGCGCTTAGTGTGTAACTTATCGCCTTGCTTCCAGTTCCTGCGGATAGCCAAACACTTCATGCTTCCATGTTCAACGGTCACAATGTAAGGTAGGGCAATACCCGTGGGTTCTCCGTCTTTATCTTTGTGCTCGTAACCCTCTAAGTCGAGGTCTACGTTCATTTCAAGGATTTTGTAACGGTCATCCGACAAAGCGCGGAATCCCATCTTTTCTGCAATCTTTTTCTCTACCTCATCCAACATATTATTGGGCTCGCCCAAATCAATGTCAGCATAAAACCCAGCAACTTGAAGTTTTCTCAGCTCATTCTCAGTCTTACGCATAACGTGCGTAATACGGGGGGATGTTTGGATGTTAGACGCTCCATAAGGCACAACTAAATCTTCTGCCGGCACAAATATAGATGTTTGTCTGTCAAAACTAGGGTCAAAGTACACCTTCTTAAAAGCATTACCCGACAATCCCAGTCCCCAGACCATCCTCTCATGCTCTGGACGGAACTCAGTCATCACATCGGTCAGTTGATAGTTCATATCATCCTGAACACGGACGGCGGCGTCTTTCTTTTCAGGGGTTTCTTTGCCAATGATCTGTGTCTTCACAGGCCCAGCGGCTGGGAAGGTGCTCATCATGATCTCAGCTTGGAATTTAACCAAAGCTTCTGACAATAACGGGTGATAAACCCCGCAAGCACCAATCCAAGGGTCAGCTCGCTCTTCAATCTTCATCCCCAAGAGCTCTAAACCGTCTACATAGGTCTGCATCCAGTCTTTTCTTGAGTTGACATCATCGTCATAGTCACCAACTAGGTCAGTCACGATCCCGGTCACCACAGAGTCATCAAGAATTTCAACTAAGTTAGCGTCAAAATCGTCATCTTCTTCGCCACCAATGTTAATTTCCACACCATCCATGTTAATTGTCACCTCTTCAGGGTCAACAATCTCAATTTCAATACCTTCTTCTTCTGTTTCAGGCATTAGGGATTCAAGACCCTCTGGTGCGGCGTAAAGTGATTTTTCAATGGACATATGTATCCTTAGTAGTAAGAAACTTTGCGTCTAAACGAGCGAAC